TTATTACGAGAGATATTGTCAAACTGGAATATGAACGGAGTTCCCACATAGGTCATTCGAGAGATTGAACGCTCTAAGAACACCAATCCAAACTCACCACCACGGATTCCTACAATCTGTCCACCATCAGGAATATCCTGATAATCTGACTGAGTGTTTACATTCTCTGTCCAATCAGTTTCATCGTTGATAGCAGACCAGCGAACACGATACTGTTGCTGTGCAGAAGATTCAAATGTATTAGCGCAAACAACAAAGTCACGCACCACAGTAATAAATTTAGCTATTGGTGCAGATGCACTTAAATTGGCAAACGATGTAGATGTTCCTAGCGTCCATGCTTGGAGTACGTCAGCATTGTTTGTTGTGATAACAGTCTTGCCAAACTGAGTAAAACGCACCTTGTCGTTAATGCCAGTAGTCATTCCTGACTTAACTTGAGTCAATGCGCCTACGCCATCTACTGTATAAATCCTAGTAGCACCAGCAGTAAACAACTGAGTAGTAGAGTCTGGATTCTTGGCGGCATATAGCGTAACCAATTCTTCAGCAGCAGTACCAGAAAAAGCCACAGCACTTGGGAAAGGCCCGTAACCCACGGCTTGAGAAACCACGTTCTTAGCGTCAGTTAATACGCCAGTGATACCTGATTGGTCAGGCATCCACTCACCTAGTTGTATTCTTTGTGTAGGCATATCAGATGTATGTGTTACGCATTGCTATTGGAACGCCAGAGAATTGACCCTTCTCATCAGAGCGAGTCAAAGAACCCATAGCCCTATCAAACATACTTCCCCATGTGTTTAGACGAGCATCGTTCATCAAGTAAGGCTCTGCCTCAAGCAAAGCCGCATACAAAAGCAAGTCAGGACAAGTTACCAAGAACGCATTGCTTGTATTTGCATCACTTAGGAATGTAGGCGCAGCAGAGTACACAAGATTCAATGTGTAGTTGCTATCAGGGATAGGTGCTAACTTAAATGTCGTTGCCAATACTGTGTAATCCAATGGCTTACCTGCGTCCATGCTTCGTGAATTACGAGAGAACAAAGACGGAGATTCGTAGTTCAATGGCATAACAGGATTACCTGCAACCACGAAATCTTTTATTTCTAAGAAATCAGAGGGGATAGTAACTGTAGCTGTTCCTGATGTGCAGGTCAGCGTTGTTGAAGTCAACATCTGGCGAATACGCAAGTCTCTGCGTAAGCGTACTTCTGCCAAACGAATAAAGTCTGGAATCTGAGTAGTTAGGTCTGTACGAGCCAAGTATTCTGCAATAGTTGTCTGCAGTTCAGCATAGGTAGTAAAACTCATACAACTCCTGTTCTAGTGCGCCATGCACGATTCATTGGGTCATTCAGAAAAGCAGCAAAACGCTTGTCATCAAGAACAGCAAAACCACGCATAATTCCAGCTTTATTCAAGTCATCAATAACTGTCATAGGAATAGATGCAACCTTATTACCAAACAATTGGTCAGACCATCTTGCTCTCTCGTCATACGAGTTATATTCTTTTTTATTCTGCTCAACAATGTCAGACACATCTTGACGAGTCTGAATAATAATACCGCCCTCACCATCAGCGTGAACAGCAGTTTCTCTAAAGTTGTTAGGGTTTTGCATAGCCTAATTCTATCAGTTTGAGTAGAAAAGAAAATGCCCCAGAGGTTTAAGTCTGAGGCATCTTTTGGGTTACACCAGATTAAGGAGTAATGTCGGCAATGATGCCATGTGCGCCTTGGTTTTTAACTTCCAAGGTGTACTCAGCCAACAACTGTGTGCTTTCGTTGTCGCCAGTTACAGCCAACTCGTTGGTCTGGAAAGGACGCAAGTAAGCTACAGCAGCCATGTCAGGGTCAACAATAAATGCAACATCATCGCAGCTATTGGTAGATGTCATAAATCTGTTCGGAACAACGGAAATTGAACCGAAGTCGCTCAGGTAAACATCGGCCGCCGAAATGATAGTCGTAGGCGAATTGCTAGGGGCCATGAAACGCTGTGCAGCAATACCTGTGAAAGTGGAAACCAATTGCTTGTGAGCAGGGTTGACCATCAACACTTTAGGATTGCCACCAGAAGCGTAAACTTCACGAACAACAACTTTCAAAATGTCTTCTGTGAAAGTGCGGTTTGTGCCGTTTGTACGAGCAGTAGTTCCCAAGTCACCAGCCACGCCAGAAGTACCGCCATCATAGTTAGAGTTCAACCATGCTTGCAGACCACCCAATTTACGAGCAGTAGAAGAATCACCATTGGCAGCAATCTGGTTGCTCAACAGGGAAGTCTCCATGTCCCGCTTAATTTCGGCCGATGCTTTGGCCAATTGATAGGCTTTTTCAGATTTGCGGCCTGCCTTATCGACAGACTGCAAAGTGCCAGAAATCTTGATAGTCTTCTGTGCAATCTGAGTGCGGTTTCCTACACGAGTTGTAGGAGACATAGTGGCATCAGATGCCGTGGCCCCTTCAACAGTGTAGTTCGTTAAAACCGCAGCGGAAAGTGAGTCCGTTTGCCACTCATGCAAAACAGCAGTAGCTTTAGTCTTGCCAATGGAAGACATAAATGGAACATCTGTTGGTGAAATCGAGTAGATAACATCCGAAAGGTCTTCTCTCATACCGATTGCGGTATATGTTTGATAGGTAGCCATAATTTAATACTCCAAAATTTATAAAAATCGTTCAAATGCTCTGGCAGCGTCTGAGACTTTTCCTGTCTCACGCAACCTTTGCATTGCCTGTTTGTCTTGTGAAGACTTAGCTTGGGGAACTGAAGTACCAGAACGCATCATCTTAGGAGCAGCCACAAGTTTTTTATTCAACTCTGGTTTGCTCTTTTGAAGTTGCTCATACTTCATTGCCTTATACAAGGTATTCACAGCACGGCTGTCATACACGGAACCGAGTTCTTGGTCAGTCCAACCTACAGATTTCGCATAGTCACGGATTTGTTTCCGAACCGCATCACCCTGTGGTGTAGCTAACTCAGGAATCAGACTCACTAGCTTCTCAGACTCTGTGCGTAAGTGCGCTTGCAGTTGGGACTGTTGCTCGGCTTGTTGCTGTTGGGCAATGCGTTGCTGTTCATTCCTGACTACTGCTAACTGTTTCTCACGCTGACTCTGTTCAGCTACCGCTACCGCATAACCGATAGGGTCTGTTTCCTTTAGAACGTCTAAGTCCACACCCTGATGTTGCTGCGTAAGGAAGCTATCCAACGCTTGCAACTTCTGGGCGTATGCCTGTCGCTCTTGTTTAACTTGCTCTAAATGTCCACGTTCAGCTTCAATTGCTTTACGTTGTTCAGCTAGAGCCTGAGACTTTTTAGTGTAGTCCGTACCTTGTTGATAACCTTTGATAAGTTCGTCTAGTTCTACTTCGACTTCCTCACCAGATGCCTTGACTTTATATCTAGGCTTTGGTTCTTCCTCATACTCAACTTCATCAGTCTCTTGCTGGTACTCTGGCTGACCTTCGGCTTGGCCTTGTTCGGCTTCCTCAGATTCACCCATCATGCCCTCAAACGCTGAAGCGGCTTGGTTTACATCTAGGCTTTCACTCCCTTGTGGGTTGGTGTTTTCCATTTGTCATCTCGATAATCGCCAGAAACCTTCTGGACGGAGGTTAGGGTTTCCCCTAAAGAATCTTCCATTTCTTCTCCCTAATCACAGTTTCCGAGGCCATGCCTTCTAGGTGTCCTGTAATCAGTTCTAGTGTCTTTATGTGCTGATAAGCAGTTTCCCGCCTATCACATTCTTCTGCACTTGTGTTAATTATCACACTAATCTGTTCTTTTTTCAAGTTATCTATGACTTCTTTAAAAAAGTCATCATTTAACAAGTTTTTAGCCCACTGTGCTAACAGGTGTTTGTCCATATTGGTTTTGTATTCCAGAAATAATATCGTTGATAGACAAGCTAGATTTAGCTGGCATACCCTGTCTGCTACCCAAGATACCCATCAAATCGTTATAACTTAGTTTTGATGGCTGTGAGTATTGGACAGGTAATGGAACTTTTCCATAGTTAGGGTCTAGGAACTTCTCCCATTGTGTGCCACGCAATAGATTCCTGTCGCCAAAATCAATAGCTGGTAATGTTGGAAATGGAGCAACAGCAGGTGTAGCAGGTGTTAAAAAAGTATCAGGTATAGGAACAATTGGGTATTGTGTAGTACCACCACCAGACAAAGCAGTTCCTGCACCCAGCAAGCCAGCAGTGGTCAAAGCTAATTGAGCCACTCTCAAAGGGTCTGTAGTTGTTTGTGCCGTTACAGCAGGTGCTGTTAATGGTGTACTTGGCTGAATCAACGGAATAGTTGCAGCAGTAACAGCATCTGTAATGCTAGATGGTCTGTCAGCAGTAATTGTTAATCTTGGTTCAGGTGCTAATGGAATAGTGGCTGTAATAGCGTTAATCACTTCTTGAGTGGTAACTGGGCTATCGGCAGTAATAGTTGTAGTTGGGACTGTTGTAGGAGTTGTAACAGGAGTAGTAAAAGTAGGAATAGTTGCTGTACTAGAATTAACTAATTCTTGATTTGTTACAGGTGTTGAGCTAGTGATAATCTGCTCTGCAACGCTACTTGTAATGTTTGGAGAAACAGCAGATACAGCAGTTACAAGGTCACTTTTTGTTAAGTTCTGACCACTTGTAATCAAAACTTCTGCTTGAGCCTGTGCTTGCTGAACAGTCACATTAGGTACTGTTGCAATGACCGCATTAGCAATTTCTTGCGTAGTAGCAAGTCTATCGCCTGTAACTTTCACATTAGCCACGTTAGTAGGTGTTCCTAAGTTAGTCGCCATTTGGCTTTCTACTAAGTTTATTACCTCTTGGGTAGTCATGCCAGTAGTTTTAGGCGCAGTAACAGTAACCGCAGGTGTAGTAGAAGCAATAGTGTTTAATACATTGCTTAATGATGGTGTTGTAGTAGGCGCAGTAACAGTAACAGTGTCTGTAACAGGTGTAGAAACTGCTACTGGTGTTGTAGTTGGTGTAGTTACAGCCTGTGTTGCATCGTAAACACTTGCAGGATTTGCAAGAAGACCTTTAATCTGAGCATCTGTTAAACCAGCACGAGATAAATCATTTGCAAAATTAACGTCAAGAGCATCGTTAATCTGGTCTGCCGTCATATTGGTGAAATCAATAGGAACATCTTGGTATCTAAGATAATTATTAAATTCACTACCACCAAAAGCACCCGCACCGCCTAACAATGCGGCTCTTAAAGTATCTTCTGCGCTACCACCAGTAAGAGCAGTAGAGCCACCTGCAATGGTTGCGCCTGTAGCACCTGCCAAAGCAGAACCAGTTAAACCAGTAGCACCGCCAATTAAACTACTTAAGTAAGGAGCACCAAGAACACTAGCAGCCAAAGCAAGAACAGGACGAGATGCCTCTAACAAGCCTTTATCACCACCGCCAACAAAAGTTCCTGAGTCAATTACTTCACCAGTTGTCGGATTAAATGTTTCCCAATTAGCCGTGTTATTTGGGTCAACTCTAGTTTCATAAACTACTTGTGGAACACCTGCAATCTGCGCTTCAATATCATCGCCTTCAATGACAGTACCACGAGCAGTAGGAATTACCCTAGCCAATGTCTGAGCAACAGCAGGACTAGCAGCAGCTTGAGTAATAATTGGAGGAGTTGTAGCTACAGTATTTGTTTGATAGACTTGAGCAATTGCTTGTGGGGTGCTAGATGGAATTTCATTCTTAAACTGAGATAACGAATCAATGACAGCTTGGTTATAGATAGATGTGCCTTCAGCATTAGTATGCAAAGAATCTACTAACAATGCTTTGTTTTGCAGAATCTCACCTTGAATACCAACCAGTGCAACATTTTTGTTTTCGTTAGCAATGTCAGTAAATATCTGGTCAACTTTAGGGTCAAAGTTGTTATTAACTACATCATCAATAGACGCAGCATAAGGAGAACCAGTAAGAACAACATCTACACCTTGTGCGCCTAACGTCTTAACAATCTGGTTAATGTTGTCTTTAATAGTGCCTTTATCTACGCCTTGTAGGAAGTCAACTCCACCTGTTTGCAAGTAAACAGTAGCGTTAGGGTCAAATTGACCACCACCTGCTAGATAAGTGTTTAATTGAGAAAGAGTGTCAGCAGTAGTAGCACCACCCACAGCGTAGTTAGATGTTGCCTGACCTGTGGCTTCTGTTAATTGACCAGCAAGTGTAGGATTTAAACTATTCCAACTAGCACCTGCCAAGATGTTTCCACTAAGCAAACCACCAGAAGCACCGCCAGTTGCGTTAGCTACGTCTTCACCAGAGATTCCATACTGAGCCATCTGCGCTTGAGTAGTAGCAGCATCAGGACTAGAAGCAAGAAAATCACGGATGGTTGCATAAAGGTCATCAGCAGAACCACCTGTGTTCATTCGATAGCGCATTGCGTCTGATATAGCCATTATTAACCCCTAATCTCTACGTTAGATGTGATACCAGCACCAATCTTCATTGCTTTCAACTGTGCTTCTGCTTCAAACTCTTGTTGCTTCAGCGCAAAGTAAGCCTGTTGTTTCTCACGCTCTAATTGCAACTTAGCCATTTCCTTCTCACGCATCAATTGCATCTCAAGACCAGCCTTTTGTTGTGCCATCTGCATATCAATCTGCATCTGCTGTTGTTGCATCTGCAAGTCAGCTTGTGCTTTGGCTTGGTTGGCTTGTATCTCAGCCTGTGTTCTAGCCATCAAAGCCTGTACTTCTGGAGGCATCTGCTGTTGCTGTGGGGGAGGATTACTTAGGGCTTGGTCTTGCTCTGGCGTAATTGCTTTGTAGAACTCAGCACTATCTTTAAAGCCAGCAATCTCTACCATGCGTCCCAATGTGCCACGATACTGAGCAGGTGAAACGTAAGGATTGGCAGGGCCATACTGACCAATCAACTGCTCTTGTTTAGCAAGAACCATCGACAACATAGCCATCTGTTCCTGACGATTCCCTGCACCTAGACCTACATTGATAGACACATCATATTGGTTAGCCCATGTACGAGGGTCAAACTCTACGAACTCACCACGCATACGCACCAGACGGGCTTTGTCTTGGTACTTACAGAGTAAGTGTAGTATGCCCTTGAACAAAGACTTAACGCCTGTCTCAGCAAAGATACGAGCCATCAGTTCAATCTTACCTGCGCCAGCTTGTTGCATAGAAGCTACTGCTGCTGCCGTAACATTCTGTAAGACAGAGGGGTCTAAACCTTGTGAGGCATCACTAACACCAGTACGCTTAGACTGGATTGTGTCCAGATACTGAAGCATTGGGAAAGCCTGAGAAGCCACGTTCTGAACAACTAACTGTTGGACAGCATTAGGAGACTTGGCACGAATAACACCACCTGCGGTAGAGGTAAGCAAGTCGTCAAGGTTTACCTGACCTTCTACAGCAATAACACGAGCATTGTTTGTCAGATATAAGTTATCCAACATCTGACGGGTGATAGTAGTCTTGATTAACTGTAGGTCAACTGTTCTGTCAGCCAACGAGTTACCAAAGAACTTATGCGGAATTGGTATAGGACAGATTGAGTGGAAAGGAACATAGTCCACTTCCTCAACCATTTCCTTACCCTTCTCATCCTCTAGGATTTCATTAGAAGCGTAGAACACCTGAACCAATGAAGCAATGCCTTTGCCATCTATATCAGTTTTGACATAACACTCAAAGACCTCAATCTCTTGCATTGCAGGGTCATCAGTCTGCGTTTGGTAAGGTTGCTCACCTGCTGCGTAACGAGCCACACGCTCTGGTGTGTACGCTAATGCATCACCCATCTGCAAGCCTTCTACCTGCTTCTTGTTAAAGCCCATAGCAACCAAAGTGCTACGAGTTAACATCTGACGATGGGCTACGAAAGGGCTATCAGCAATAGTTCTAGCCTTCTTGCTTATCAGGAACTCCTCTGGGGGTACGTTCTCAATCGTTACTTTGCCTGACTTTTTCTTTTGTTGCACCACAACATTTGTAGTTGCACCCATCACAGGCATACCCATAGGGTCAACAACTGGCATACCATTCGGGTCAAATATCGGGAATTCTGTTGTATCTTGCTCGACAATCTCCATAGTCTCATCACTCATCAGCATCGCTAACTCATCGTTAGACAAGTCAAAGTAACGCTCTTTGGTAATGTCTTCTTTATCTTCCCAGTATGCTTTTAGGATGCCGTTCTTTTGTAAGAGTGCATCTTTGAACCAATCATGGAGGATGGACACGCCTTCGTTGTCCCTGTTGAATACCCAATTGCAATAATCAGTAGCTTGCTTGGCAGAGGCTTCATCCCTCGGGCCTTGTGGCTCAAAGACTACGATATTGTCTGAGCCTGTGAAGATACGGACTAGGCTAGGTAGCGCACCATCTATCGCTTCTGCCACTTCTCCAGTAACGATTTGAGACTTACCCTCAACCTCATTACCATATGGCTGCCTGAGATAAGCCTCCAAAGCCTGTTTGCGCTGTTCAACAGTTTCACTTTCAATAAAGCCAATAGCGTCATCAATCTCTGCCTGTAGTATTGACTTCAGTTCGTTCTGTTCCATGTTTGTCCTTTGGAGGGCGACCCATTCGGGGTTTGTCCAATTTTAACTCATTTACCACATTTTCGAGCATTTCGATACGTTTTTCAAGTTCTTTTACTTTAGGTGCTAAATTTACACCCTGCATTTGTACATACATTAGACAATCCACTTCTGGGTTTGGTTAATCGGCTTAGACCACGTTGAATGTCCTTCATCCAATCCTAGTGCTAAGTAACGGAATGAGTCCGAGCCATGTGATGACCAATCATGCAATGGACGCTCATAGAAAATCTTACGCTTCTCATCGTAATCTCTGCGGTAGTTTCTTAGGCAGTTCAGCCCCGTTTGCACTTTAGGTACGTTAAACCAACACCTTGGCAACAGTCGTCTTACTGCTTGGATACCATCATCTAGTCCCATCCTTGGGGCTATCTTAACCTCTAGTCCTGATTCCTCAAGCATTTCTAGTCGGCTCTTACCTGTACCCAGTTCCCTGACCCTTACGTCATGCGGAAGGATATGCTCTGCTTTTAGGTAGTCGTTGTCCTTAATCCACTTCACATAGTGGTCTAGTCCAACTCCGTGATTCTCGTAGTAGTCGAGCAAGCGCACCTCAGTACCTACCAACTGAGCCACCCATATAGATGTAGAGTCACCCATTCCCAAGTCCCAAGCGGTAAAAGTTCTGCTGATTTCCTCTCTGGGAATCTCTTGCATGTGCTTCTTGTCTTCTAACTCGTTTAGCATTTGCCCATAGTAAGAACCCTCTACGGCAGCGTCAAAGCTACACTCAAACTCTTGGCGATACTTATCTTCGCCCATCTCATTCTTGGCTTGCTTCAGTTCTACATCATCCACTACCCCTGTCTCAGAGGCTTTAAACTCAAGCAGACCCCATCCTTCTTCTTTCTCTGCCCTGTCTCTTAGTTCTTTGAAGTGGTTGTGCCCTTTTGGCGTACCAATGAATAAACACCAGCCCTGTCTGTCAACCAAGGCAGGTCTGCATATATCTGTCCAAATCTTAGGGTTTTGGTCGCCAATCTCGTCTAGTATTACCCCATCAAAATACTGACCACGAAGTGAATCGGGATTGTCAGAGCCGTATAACTGGATGCGCCTACCCCAGAAGTCCACCCTAAGTTCCGATATATTTGTCGTACCGCCTAGAGGCTCTGCGTACTTAACTAGGTAGTCCCATGCCACTCGCTTGGCTTGTCCGTAGGTCGGGGCTATATAGGCGTACCTTGGGGCTTCTTTTTGGTTAAGCAACGATTCACGAATAATATGGTTTAGGGCAGCAACAGTCTTACCGAACCGCCTATGAGCAACCACTACCGCAAAGCGTTTGCCTTCTAATAATTGATGCACCCTTAACTGGTGTTCCCTTGGTTTATAAGGAATTATTAACTCTGCCATTTAATGACCAGTTCAGAACCTTCTGGCCCACTATGCTCGACAGCATGGGTTTCTTTCCATCTAGCCCTAGTCTTTAGCCAGAAGATAGCAGCAGCAGTATTGCCGTTCTTTGCTTGCTGGAACAAGGTCTGCCCAATACTAGCGTTAGCATCAATGCGACCATCATCCAGTTCCTTTTTGTAATACTTCACTAGCGTATCGGAACTAATCTCTAGCTTGGTAGCTATGTCTTCAAAGGTAATGCCAACAGCAGCCAAAGTCTTTACCAGCTTCTTGTTCTCATCAGTAGGCTCATATTTTTTACCCTGTTGCATTTTATATCTCCGAAGGTTCATTGTTAGCGTTTACTAACATGGCTTTTTTACCTGTAAAGTCTTCCCAACGCTTTACTATGACATCGCAATACTTTGGGTCTAATTCCATCAAATACCCATGCCGACCATGCTTTTCTGCTGCCAGTAATGTTGTTCCGCTACCACCAAATGAATCCAATACTATGTCGCCACCTTTTGTATTGTTAAGCATTTGATACTCAAAAAGAGCAACAGGCTTCATAGTTGGGTGTTCTTTACTTCTTGAAGGTCTTTCAAATTCTAAAATAGTTGTTTGTTTTCTATCTGTCGCCCAAAGGTGTCCAGCACCCTCTTTCCATCCATACAAGCAAGGTTCATGCTTCCAATGGTAGTCTTGGCGACCCATAACCATACTAGACTTCTTCCAAATCAAACATTGGCGCACTTTCCAGCCAGCATCTTGTGCAGCACCTCGAAAGTTGTAACCCTCAGAGTCAGCATGCCATATATAAAAAACAGCACCTTGCTTCATTACCAAGTCGGCAGTTACGTAAGCATCCCGCAAGAATTGGCGAAATTGGTCATCGCCCATGCTATCGTTTTGAATTTTTAAGGCGTCTTTTGTTTTGCCTTCATAAGCAACGTTGTAAGGTGGGTCTGTCAACCACATATCCACTAACTGACCATTACATAGCTTTTCCATGTCGTGAATACTGCATGAGTCTCCACACATGACACGATGCTTTCCAAGTTGATAAATATCGCCTAATTTAGTCTTTGGCTCTTCTGGGATTTCTGGCGCATCATCTTCGTCAGTTAAACCGACAACAACCTCAGGCTCAAGCAATGCGTTTAGTTCTTTAGGGTCAAAGCCCAGCATTTCCAAAGCAAACCCATCTGCCAATAGGTCGTTCAACTCTATGGTCAGCATTTCATTGTCCCACCCTGCGTTTAAGGCTAGGCGGTTGTCGGCAATGATGTAAGCCTTGCGTTGGGTTTCGGTTAGGTCTTTTAACTCTATAACTGGAACTTCCTCATGTCCTAGCTTACGAGCAGCAGA